CTGCTACAAGTGCGGGCGACCCTGTTGTTGTTAAAACAGTACCAGAACAACTTGCAGTAAAAGATAAACCAGTGGCAGCAGACCAGTTTGTTGTACTTGTTCCGTTCCAAGTACCTGTACCACCAACCCAGTACCTATTTGCCATTATTCAGCCTGTGGTTCTTCAGGATTGGGGTTTTCTACAGGCGTAGTAATGATTTTGTACCAGTTGTCAAATCGAGCTTTTTTCATGGCTTCAATCTGTTCTGGTGTTTCATCTTCTACAAATAAAGCATCGCTGTAGGTATATCCGTGTTGAGTAATAGTAAAGTCAATTTTTTCCATGCTATTACCCCCTTACTGTCTATTATCTATAAGGGTCCAAGTAGTGCCCTCGGTGTTGTCTATTTTAACCCAAGCAAAGCCTATTGGGGCGTCTAAAAGGTTGATGTTTTCTGTGGTTGAAGATCTAAAAGTTGCTGCTACTTGGTTAATATCTGCTAAATTTACGTTTTCTGCTATAACACTAATAAAACTAACCGCCCCACTTGGGGTATCCGCTGCCCGCAAAGCCTCGGTTATAAATGTTACAAAAGTCGCTACTACAGCCTCAGAATCTACTTCAGAAATAATGCTTTCGGATACAGAACCTACATAATTAGCCAGACCTAAAGCAGTATCAGCAATGGTTTGTGGCTCATTAATTAAGGCGTATTGCGTTCTTATTGCCGTTGGGGTATCTGCAACCCCAAAATTCTCTGATACACTACTTAAAAAACTAGCTAATACTGAGCTTGAATCTGCGCTGGTTATTGGTTCTATTCTTACCGCTACAAATGCTGCTGTTCCCGTACTAGAATCTGCTGTTGTTAATGCTTCTGTAGCAAAAACAAAAATTGCTGTACTACCTAATGCCGCAAAAGCAGGCTGAGCAAAAGCGGCATATCCAAACATTATTTAGCCTCTAATGCTTCTACCCGTTTCAGTAATTGACCAATGGCTGCAAAAGCCAAAGTTCCTAATTTTTCATAATCTACTGCCAATGTTCCATCTTCACGAGTTCTTACTGCCATCGGAAATACTTTTTGAACATCTTGAGCAATTACACCAAAATCAGATTTTTGAACAAAATATCCATCTACACCACCATGAGCTTCTAAATGTGAATCAGTCCAATCAAAACTTTTACTACCGATTGACGTTACTATTTCTAAAGCATTTGGAATATCTTGGATATTTTCTTTTAAAGTTCTATCTGATGAATAAAATGCAGTTACGTTGTTTGTTGCACGGATTTCACCAGCAGTTGCAGATCCAGCTGTGCCTACACCTAAAGAGTTAAATTGCACATTCGAAGATGTAGCAACTGCTTGTCCAATAGATACTGAAACAGAACCTGTAGTTGCACTCACAGAAACACCTGTGCCAGCTTGAACATCAGTTACTTTAGCTGCAGTATATGTAGTGGTAATCGAAGAACCATTCCAGGTTCCCGTAGCAATCGTTCCCAATGTAGTAATACTTGTAGAGCCAGCTGCTGGTGATTTATTGTTAAATGTAGTCCAGTCTGTGCTTGTTAAATATCCGCTTACTGATGTTGTTGCAGCAGCCATAGAAATAGCTGGAGTAGTACCACCAGAAGAGGCTACGGGAGCAGTACCAGTAACTGATGTTACATAAGAACCAGCTGCTTGTTTTCCGTTAAAAGTACTCCAGTCAGTACTAGTTAAATAACCGTTTACTGATGCAGTTGCAGCAGCCATAGAAATTGCTGGAGTTGCTCCGCCGCTTGATACTACTGGGGCAGTTCCTGTTACAGAAGTTACACCTACAGAAACATCGCCTGAACCCAAAAGCGTTGTACTATTAACAGTTTTAATGTTTGTGCCACTAACTAAAGCAGTTTGTTTACCATTAAAAGTATTCCAGTCTGTTGAAGTTAAATAACCAGAAACAGAAGTTGTAGCAGCAGCCATTGATATAGCAGGTGTATTACCACCGCTAGACACTACTGGTGCAGTTCCTGTAACAGATGTAACAGTTCCACCGCTTGATGGGCTTGTGTTAGTGATAGTTATTGCGCCAGCCGCATTAGTTACAGATATACCTGTACCCTGAGTTATTGTTGTTCTTGTAAAGCCTGTCCCATTACCTATGTCAATTTGACCGTTTGTTGGGGTAGCTGTAAGACCTGTACCACCATTAGCCACTGCCAAAGTACCTGTTACACCTGTACTTAAAGGCAATCCTGTTACATTGGTTGCAACAAAAGCTGCTGGAGTTCCTAAAGCAGATGCGTTACCACTAGCATCAAGGTTTACAGACTTACTAGATGGATAAGTAACAAATACGTTTACACCACCAGAAAAAGTTACCGCAGAGCCTGAGTTGCTTGAAGATAAAATTGTTGTGCGGGTTAATGTAGGTCCAGTAGTCGAGTATGTACCAAGACCAACTTCCCAGTTTCCAGAAGCATCTGTAGCCGAGTAATAAGTGGTATTTCCATTGCCGACAACGGCAAAAGACTGGAAGCCAGTAACAGAGCCGCTTAAAGTAAAACTAACGGTTGTATTGGCAGTTCCAGTTTGTTGTACTCTATCGTATAGCGCTAGAGCCATATTAGGCTTCTACTTAACTAGTAGCAGTTGTGCTATATGTAACCGCTAAAGAATCACCAGAAGCTACAGTTTTTGAGCCGCCAGTGAAGTTACCAGCAGAATACAAAATACCAGTAGTTGTATCTTTAGTAGCAGAAGCGGAAGCACCAGAGTTAATAAAACAACCGTTAACAGTACCAGAGCTAGTCATAGAAAAAGTTAAAGCAGATGCTGTTTTAGTAGTTACGTTTGATGGTGTTGTACCAGATGATGTAGAAGCAGACCATGATGGAGCTTGACGATTACCTGTGTATGCTGGAGCGTTTGTGCCACCAACTTCAGTCCAAGTATGCGAAGCCATAGTATCAGCAGCTGTGTAAGTAGCTGTACCGCCGCAAAGACCTAAATAGTTAGCACCAGCAGCTGTACCACCACCTGTACCAGTAGCACCAAAATAATAGTCAAACAAAGCCTGTTTACCAACAGCAGTAACTAAGTTAGGAAAGCTTTCTTCCCATTTAACATTACCTTCAGAGTCACGGCATACTACATGGTAATAACCTTCAATACCTAGATTCTCAGCGTGTTGTGCGCCACGGGTTACTGATGCGCTAGAAGCGTCACCAAAGTTTGATTGTTCAATGCTCATGTTAAGAAATCCTTAAAATAGAAGTTGTTGATGTTGCTGTTGGGAAAGTAACTGTAAAGCTTGTTGTAGGAGTTTTATCTGCCCCAAAATTAAGTACAGCAACAGCGGCACCTGTAGTGGCATTATAAATCAAAGCTCCCCTAGTGGTAAAGGAGGCGGGGGTCCAAGTTACGTTGGCAAAAGACACATAGGCAGTATAACCGCTGCTGGCTGGGACTTGGCTAATAGTTAGGGTTTTACCGCCTGCTGTATACCCAGTGCCTACTACTTCACCAACGGTTGTATAAGTTAGAGTAGTTTCATTTAAGTCGGCGTTGGCTGTATATAACGCTATTTTATAGGTATAAGGGGTTCCAACTGCAAAGTTTTCTAAAGCGCTTAAACAGTTTTGTTTGAAAATGGTGCATTGTCCTTGTACTATCATGGGCTAACCGCAATCTTAGCTTGACCGTCCCTGTATGCGTCACCTCGTTCAAGACCAGTTCCCAAACGATTAAGCTGCATAAGGGCTTCAGTGTATTTGTCTTCGTAATACTTAACCAAATCTTGCTCGCCTTTCATGAATAACATAGCTTCACGCATAGCGCCATAGAATAGTACTGGGTCGTAATTATTGCCAAGCCAACTTGTGCCTGTAGAGTTTGTAACTGTTGCCACTGTAACAGAAAAACCAGAACCAGTAGACCCTAGTGAAGAACAAGACAACGTATCACCAACAACGTAAAAATTACCACCAAACTTAAGGGTGCAAGAAGTTACTACCTGTCCTGAAATTACTATATCTGCAGTGGCCCCTGAACCAGAACCGCCAGTTAAAGGCACATTTTGGTATACGCCATTGGTATATAGCGATCCAGCAACAAGAGTGTTAACCGTAGCAACTTGCCCTTGCACAATAGTAGGTGGGTAATAAAAATAATGCAGCTCTACAACGTAGTTAGCATCAGGGGTAGGGGCTAAAATATAAGAAAGCTCGTTTACGTTGCCATATTGAGACCCAAATAAGGCGTAGTACTTAGGCACCCCGCCCGGCGTACCTTGATAGGTAGTGCCAGAATACGTTACGCTTGGGTATGCTTCACGCAAAAAGTTAACGTCTTTGTTGAGCAAATAGCTGTAGTTATTATCTGCATCAATAATTGCTACGGAATAAGAAGACAGGTAGTCGTTTGGTAACGATAAATACTGATTGCTAGAACTAACATTACCAGTAACGTTTTTGCGAAGTGCAGGGATTTGAACCGAGTTATAAATACGTTCCTCAGCTTGTTGCACAAAGACAGGGATAGACGCTATAAATAACGACTCGGTGTTCTCAGCGTAAGCTTGGATATTGTTATATAACTGTTCGTAGTTCAAAGCTATTCCTTAAGCCATTGGCCCACGAGATGTAAAGCCTTTAGTTGCTGCTCCAGACCCACGTTGCTTAACGCCAGAAGTCTTAACTTCATCTTTTTGTTTTTTAAATGAACCTGCTACAGACATTTCAAGCTGATCTATGCCATTACCTGGTTTAGTAACTGCATCTTTTACATTTACAGCGCCGCCAGCCATTGTGTGTGGCTTAGCATAGGTACTAGCTGGTTTGTTGTTAATAGCCATGATTAACGTCCTCTCCCTGCAGATTTTTGATTCATAGCACGGGCCATATTACGCCCCACTTGTTTCATTTTCATAGATGTTACGCCAGCAGAACCCTTGCCGCCGTTGTCGATTTTGGCCGTCGGGCCTGAATCGCCCAAATTTTTACCTACTGTTTTGCCTTTGGATTCAATACCATTAGCGCCTTTTTTAAATGACATAATTTACTCCTAATTAACTGTTACTGTTACTGTACCTACTTGCCCAATTCCAATCAAGTAGTTTGGCGTTAAAACCGTGTCAAAGCTACTTGCCCCGCCTACAGGATTCCATCCCCACTGAATCTGCCTACTACCATCTGCAGGATATCCTGATTCGTCCATTGCTGTGGAAGACCCATTTTCTGTTTGAAGCCCAGTTAGACCAGAGCTATAGTAGCTTGTATCTGGTCTAGGTTCCCGTATAGCTTGTGGGTCTGAGACTGGATACATACCTAACTGCAGCTGCGGCTGATCTGGATCCCAACAACTAGGGCAGACTTTCACATTATAAAGCTTTGTCTTTAATACTTGCTTCTTTAACTCTTTAAGCTTATAGCGCTGACCACACCGATCGCACTCCGCAATAGCCCATTTACCTGATGCATACTTTTCTGGCATACATCACCTTAATAAAATAGCTGTCGTGGTACGTACCTATCAGCAGCTTTATCTCTGTCTTCTTGCGAAGCTAATAGCCATTGCTCATCATAAGCAGCTTTAAGAGCCACTGCTCGCTGAGGGTCAACTTCTGGTTTTTTAGAAGCTATCATAAACGCAAGCCCAGCAACTAGTGCTGGAATTAGACGAAACGGAATATCTTGTACATTAATACCATTACCAGCATCTTGTAGACGGCGCATACGCCAATAAATAAAGGTGTAAGGACCGCCACCATCGCCAGTCGGCCAAACGTTAATATTAGGTAGGTTTTGAACAGTAATAGTATCTGTAGTTGTATGAGCTGCTGCAGTTGTGCCAGCTTGCCCACGGAAACAATTTAGTAGTTGATTAGCTGCTGTATCTACGTTTTGGTATGAAATAATTTCAGAGCCAATCTGAATAAAACCTGTTGTACCTAAGCCAGCCACAGAAGTTAAAGTTAATGTGGTCGCTGTTGAGCTAATATTGGAAGCTAGTTTAGCCGTAATTGTATTTGATTGTCCTGATTGGCGGTTAATCCAAACTTGAATTGGTCGGCCTTGTGCGTTCTTAGTCGGTATCGTTGAGTAAGTAGATTCAGAAATACGGCTAATATTAATATCAACTTGAGTTTGGTCTGACCCAGTACGTATAACTTGGTCTAAAAGGTCGATTGTGTCAACAGGAATAGCATACATAGCTTGCCCTGTATTAATCGTAATTTGCCCTTGCTCAATAGTCCACAAATTAATACCACGGTTTGCCCACTCAATAGTAAGCAAATTAAGACTGCGACGAGCAGTTCTCATATCATAACCAGAGCGCAGCTCTAGACCAGCACGTTCAAATGCTTCTTCAATTAAATCAGAAAGGTCTAGGTTAAATATTGCTGAACCCGAAGTACTTGCCATTATTTTTTCTTTGCAGTTTTAGCAGATTTAATAAAGTCCGCTTTAGTAGGCGCACCCTTAGACCCAGGCTTACGCATTGTTTCACCAGAGCCAGCTTTAATACGTGCTTGCTTTTTATGAATATTTTCGTACAAACCACCTTTAGCGTACATGTCCGCTGCGGTTAATGACCCTGGTTTAGCTAATAACTTTTTAGCCATTGCTGATGCAGTGCCACCTCTAGTAGTAGTAACATTTACGCCAGCACCTTTACCTACTTTGCCACCTTTAGCATACATTTCTATATCTTCCGGATTGTCTTTCCGCTTGATGATTTTTTTACCAGGCATTTTAGAAGGGGCTATATCACCCATCCCACGAGCGGCTCTCATACAAAACGCCCTTTAGTTTTACCTTTAGTGCAGCAGCCATCAGCACGAGAAGATGCTGAAGAAACTTTCCCGCCTTTTTTGTATGTGTCGCCCATTGGGTTCATTTTAGTCATACCCGGTTGAGTTCTTTTTGTTACTTCATCCATAGCTTTGTTGTACCGCTCAACATTTTTATCGTGCTCAGGTTTAGCCGTTTTTTCATTTTTGTCTAGTTGTTCTCTAACAGAAGCCATTTGTGAGTTAGAATATTTTGGGGATCTATCAACACGTATCGACCCACCACTTTCATATTTTTTCACTTTGCCTCCAGTTTTCATATTCTTAGATATATCTCGGTTCATTTTGCCCGTACCCATAATTAAGCCCTTGTTTTTCCACGAATAGCGCAGCCATCAGCACGGGCAGAAGCAGACTTAGCTTTAACTGTACCACCTTTTTTCATACTGTAGTTGCTTGCGTCCATAGCTTGGGCACGCTTAGCTGCCTTCATACGTGGGGACTCGCTCGAGCCACCAAATATAGCGCTTTTAAGGTCTGTACCAGTATTTTTTGAACCACGGATCATTGTAGGAGCAGAAAGTTTGCTAATGCTCAACTCGCTGCGTAACTTCTCTGCGCCTTTTTTAGGTGCTTCAGCTTCAGCTTTAGGTTCAGCTTTAGGTTCAGCTTTAGGAGTTAGTTTAGCAGCAGCTTTTTTAGGGATTACAGGTTTTTCAGACTCACCGCCGCTTAAACCTTTATTAAACTCAGCGGCTGCTGGGCTTACGTTACCACGGTCACTTTCATCTTCAATTGTTGACTCACTAGGACCTTCTTCTTTAGCTTTAGCTTTATCGGTCATGCCCATGCGGTACTTAACAATCTCGTCGTCACCAGTATATCCGCCCTCTTCAAAGCGTTTCATTTTCTTTTTCATTACATTTTCCCCCCGCCACACATTTTGACGTCTTTGCCTTTGGTTAAGCCTTTTTTAGCGACACCGTTAGCAGACTTGTGACCAGCAGCAAGACCACCGCCAGCCATCTTTTTAGCCATGCCGCCTTTTTTAAGCGCAGCTAGGTTAGTACCTTTGCCACCTTTATGCTCTTGCTTATCATGCATTTTAAATGCTTTCTTGATGATGGCTTTATCTTGCTTGATATCTGCCTTCATATCTTCCTTCATGTCGCTCTTAGCCATGCCACCACCTTTAAATTTTTTGCCTTTGTCGGCGTTGTTAAAATCTTTACCCACGGATTGTGGAACTCCTACCTTCTTAGCAAATGCAGGGTTATGTGCAATTGCAGCCATAAAGTTATGTTGTTTTTTACTAGTTGACGGCATCTTTATTTCCTAACCAACCTTGAACGGTCTTGCTTTCATAAATGCGGATTACTGACCACACAATAGATAGTATGGCAGCTACGGCAGGTAATATATCCACAAGAGTACCCAAAACAGTCATTATAGATAGCGCATCTACTATATGTTTTGTAGGCTCGCTTATGTGGTCAAAAATATCTTTCATTTTAGCATTTCCATCGTGCTAAGCTAGCAGCCTTACGGGTTGGCTTACCGTTTTCATCTTTCATTGGGCCTGGCATTCCAGACATACGAGCACAAAAAGATTTCTTACGAGGCCCACCTTCTGGCTGTGGAGCCTTTAGATTCGAGCCAGTAGCCGCATTATACTTAGCACGGCCTTTGGCGGTAAGCCCAGCGCCCTTAGATACAGGCAACTTTTCACCACGGCCAATCGCAAGGGAGGGGCCTTTTTTCTTTTTAGTAGCCATTATGCAGCTTCCTTATTAGAATCAATTGGGCGGATTAGTGGGTATAAAAACTCTTCCCCAAACGAACCCTCAAACTCTATTGTACCCATGTGGCCTAGCTTAATTGTTGGGTCAATCCATACTTCATACCCTAATTCTCTTGCACGGTCACAGAACAAATAGTCTTCACCAATATATTGCCCATCTTTTAGCGCAAAGTCAAAGAAGCAAACCATTTCGTCGCCTTGCTTCTTCTCATCATGATAAACCCATTCTGGATGCGCATCTTTAAGTTTTTCAAATACTTCACGGCGAATCATCATAAAAGCTGTAGCAACACGTTTGGCTCTTACTAGACCCATTTTATCCATAAAAATACTTTGGTCATCATCTGTATCTAATGTAGAGAAATATACTTGGCCTTTTTTGCGAGCGACTGGAATACCAGCAACAATACCTTTTTTAGGATCACTATTCCACGCTAGTAAACGGAAAATATCGTTAGCTTCAAAGTTAATATCTGAGTCAATAAACATCAAATCTGTACAATCTGAGTTTAAAAAATCAGCCGCAATCAAATTGCGTACACGAGATACAACAGAACATCCAGAAATATTGCATATCTGAACATCAACACCATGCTTCATTGCCATCAAGCAAAAATTAGCTAGCGAAATAGCTAGCTTTGAAGATACTTTGTAGTCGTAAGAGGGAAGGCCCAACATTACCTTCCGCCCTACTAAACTATATGAAGCTTCTACCTGCGTAGGTTGGGTCATTTTTTATCCGTATTGAATGGTCTGGTAGTTAATATTAGTTACTACAACATAGATACCGTTTTCTGCCAAAATTCCTTCACCAGAAAAAATAGCTTGGAAAGGTTGAACTGCAGTACCTGTATTGTAGCTAGTCAAAAATCTACCAGTTGAATAAACACAAGCGGTACTACTAGCAATAGTTCCAGTATTAATGTCTGTAATGGTAAAAGTATCAGCAGTTGCAACAGTAATTACATAAGTTCCAGCAACGGCTGCAACACCAGAGGCAGCGGCATAAGTTATACCAATTGACTGTCCAGTAGTTAATCCATGTGCTGTTTTTGTAACTGTTACTGTATAACCAGAACGAGCATAAGTAGCTGATACAGGGGCAGTTGTGGTATCAAATAAATCAATGCTACCAGCAGTGCCAGTACCAAGATAAACCAAGTTTTTAAGGCGAACACGACCAGATACTGCTAAACCTGAACCGCTAAAATGCGAACCTTTTACGTCATATTGCATCGTCATAATTAATCTCCTAAAGATGTAATGGGGGCACTAAGCCCCCGCAAGATTAATTTTGTTGACCAGTAGGACGTTGGCTACCATCAGAGTTACGAACAGAATAAGTAACGATAATAGTTGCTGCACCAGTAGATAATGATGTACCAGTCAATGTGTAGTTAATTAACACATCAGTAGAACCAACATTTAACCAGCCAGCAGGAGTGGTTGCATTAGCACCTAAAGCTACAGAGCCAACAGAAGTAATTGTGCCAGTAGTTGTAAATGCCGTACCGCCAATATCCAATGCCGCAGTTGTAGCAGCGCTAAATACGGTTGTAGTAACAACCTTAACATCAACAATCTGTGAACCAGCAGGAATAGCGATTGGGCTACCAGTCAATGTGCCATAAACTACAGGGAATGATTGAGAAACAACAGTACAACCAGTGTTAGCTAAAGTAGATGCAGTTGTGCCAGTTGTGTAACGATTTGTGCCCAATAACCAAGGGCCTAAGTGTGTAGCGAAACCCATGAGGATTCTCCTATATACAAGTTAAACCTATTAATCGGTATATCGTCTGCTGGGACAGTTTAATAGGCTGGAATTACCCAGATGTCCCAATAATACTACAAATAAAAAAGATGTGCAATAAAAAACCCCGCCTTTTGAGCGGGGTCTTAGTAAAGCCAAGGAACCGATTAGGCGCCTTGTGAACCCCACATACCGAGAGGATCAGACCAGCCAAAGCTGTAACGCTCACGAGACTTGTAACGAACGTTACCAGTATCGAAATCACCGTCCATGCTGTTAGCAAGAGGTGTACGAACAAAGTGCTTCATACCGTTAGGTACATCAGTAGTCAAATACCAACCGTTTGTATCGGTTAGGAAGTGGTTTACTGTGTAGCCTTCAGGGATAGAACCATTGTTCTTGAGGGCGTTGATATCGTTATCGGTTGTACCAACACGTAATTCAGTTTCGAGCAAACGAGTCGCAACGAACATGAGGTTAGGTGGAACAATCAATTTACGAGGTTTAGCAGCGATCAACAAGCCACGTTCGTCTGTCCAACCAGCGATTTGAATAACTGCAGCTTCCAAAGAAGTCTCATTCAAGTCGGTCATTGTAGACTGAGTGTTGCTGTTTGTACCACCAGAAACCAATGGGTGCGCTGTAGAAAACAGTGCGACGCCGTCGCCACCAGCATAGGTAGAACTAAAACCGTTGTTAATAACGGCAGCAGCTTTAACTTGCTTGGTATAAGCCATAGAACGAGCCAATGCCTTAGTATAACGAGCAGACAAAGAGTCATACAAGTTATCTTCGATAGCTTCTTCAGTTAAGCTGAAGCCCATTGCGATTGTTTCATGGTTGTAGCGAGCTGTCCATGCTTCTTGGCCGTTGTCGTAACGAATAGCGGAGCCTTCGTTTTTGACTGGAGCGGCTGTAAAGCCAGACAATTTGGTTTCTTCTTCAAAAGAACGCTCAGAGGTCTCTGTATCGTAGATCTCTTTGTGTTCTTCGCCATAGCGAGCGTACTCAAGCCCAAACAAAGCGTTCAAACCTGGGAGCAACTCTTTTAATAGTTGTGCACGAGAAATAGCCATTTATATGCTCCTATTAGGCTGCAGTAGCTACACCAGTAGCGCTGTAGTAAGTGTGAATACCAAAGTTAAATTTAACGATAACCTCAGTGAAAGAGCCCGATGCATTAACTGTTTCTGGAACGCCAGCAACAATACGAATCGGAAGAGTCGAAGTGCTGTTTGTAGTAGCAGAAATAGATGCTAAAGAGTCGCCTGTTGTTGTGCTACCAGCAGTTAGAACTAAAGCTGAGTTCTGACCAATAGCGGCTTGTGTTACACCAGAAATTGTTGATGTACCAGCAGCTGTTACGGCAACTTTGAACAATGCATCTGGATCATCCAAAACATAAGCTTGAATGTCAGAAGCCACTGTGCTAGCTGGGTAATATTGCTGTTGCAACAACTGTTTGGTAGTTGGGTTTGTAAACTGACAGCCCAAGAAAATACCAACTGCGTCGGTTGCAGTAGTTGTGGTAGATACTTTGCTTAGTGTACCGCCTGTGTTTAGACGCACGACATCACCGTAAAAAATTGATGTGCCGGAGCCTGAAGCGATAGGGAATAAGCGAGTAGAACCAGCAAATACCTGACCACCGATCAAATTGATCGGCTGAAACCCATAAGGGCCTGATACGGTAGGATAAGCCATTTAAAACTCCTAATTAAATTTAAGAACCATTACCAAAGCTAGTCGAAGACTTTCTCTCGTTAAAGAGTGGCATCCGTGGGTCGCTTTGGCGCATTAAATTATTATCTACAGCTTCCGTCTGATTCTGTGCTTGGTTTGCAAAGTATGCATTCCGTTGCTCTACGAGCTCAGTAGGGGTTTTGCAGAGTAATAACCCGCCAATCTCAATGTTGTCTTTAAAACGACTATTGGGATCAGCTAACAGTTGAAATTTAGGTTGTTCTTCTAAACGTACGGGTTCCCAGCCTTCTCTCAGTTTTGCAGAAAGATTGCGAGGGTCAGCCGCATTTAACGTAGAAACACGAATCCAACGATAAGAATAGCCAGCCTGTTTGTCAGGCTCAGGGAGTAGTTCTGGGAGCTGCCACTGTTTAGGACGCTCTGTTACTTCACGACTTTCTAATTCACGAGTAATTCTATTATTGCCAGCCATTATAGGGCCTCCAATTTAATAAGTTCACGAGCGTATTGCTCTGGGGTTAATCCTAGCTTCTTAGCAATTGCTTGCTGCGAAGTTTTAAGCTTGACCTGTTTAGAGGCCGTACTTCTAGTTGCCGGAGCTACTACCGTGCTTGGCTTAGCTTTGGAGGCAGGTTTCTGGACCTCTTCTTTAGGCTCGGCCTTGTCTTCCAAAGTATCGAAATACTCAGGAAATTTTTCACGCATAGTTCTGTCTATACGTCTAAAGTATTGGTCAGTACCCACAACTGCCTGTCCGTACTCATCCAATAATTCTTCATGTATCCCAACAGCATAGCTGGACATAGCTTTTTTAGTGCCATACCATGGATTCTGGTCCAACCAAGCTTCCGTTTTAGGGTCAATCTTGGGGCGCTGTTGTTCTACTTGTTGTATTTGTACATTATTTTCTTCTGCTTGTAAAGTACTAGGTTTAAAGTCTTTTGCCTTTTGTACTCTATAGCCTGCATCGTTTAGTGCAGTTTGTGCTTCGACAATGCGATCTGGATCTCCAGACTCCAAAGCTTCTTTATAAGCACGTTGGGCTACTTGTACTTGTAAATCAGCCTGGCTTTGGACGGTCTCAATGTAGGTTTTTTCCCCTGCAGTATACTGAGCACGGAGCTTTTTATTCTCCTCCATTACCCGTTTTGCAAGCTCAATAGCCTCTTGTTGCTCTCTAAAAGCAGCTTCTTTAGCACGTCGCTCGTCGTGGTAGACCTTCTTATACTGCTTTAGACGTAGGGCCTGGGCTTTTTCGTCGAGTTCTTCTTCATCGTCGGCGGCATCGAACTTATCCACCATTTCTTTGGGGATTGCTTCTTTATTCCTGTCTTTTTCGGGGGTATCGTCCTCGATTTCCAACTCAATATCTAGAGTATCTTCGGGCAAATCCTTGTCCTGTTCATCAGGGAATTTAAATTCTTGACTCATTTATAGCTCCTATACTGTTTTACGTTTAATACCACGTGGATCATCTACTGTGCCTTCTACAGAATCGTCGTTAATAATCCTAAACTCTCGTCCATGAATTACTAAGCGGGTTCCTGCGTTTGGTCGCACTAGAATAAAATCGCCTTTTTTACACCAAGGCCCATTTGGGTATCGTTCTGCATCTTTATAACAATCTGGACCTAAATCCACAACAAATAGCACTGTGGTTAAAAGCTCATCATGTCTTACGGTTTCGTCAGCTTTAAGCAAGCCGCTGTCATATTCCTTTTCTGCTTCGGGAATAGCACAGAGAATCCTATATCCAGACGGTTTAGGAAGCTGTTTGCCTTTCTCTTCTTCTGTTTTATGTAGTAATGCTGTTAAATCTACTGCTTGTGACAAATTCACACTGGGGTTTGAGCCAGCTAAATTATCAGTCGTCATCTGAGGACTCCAAGTTTTTTCTAAGGTCTGTTATATATAGACGAGCGGTTAATAGACCTTGCACTTCCCCGCACATCTTTTGGTACTCAGAGAAGTCTTTAGCTGCTCCTGCACCAACGGCTTCCTGTAGCCGTCCTACTTTTTCGTCTAGTTGTTGGACTACACGATCAAGATATTTTTCAATCATTTATTACCTTTCTGAGGTTTTTGCGATTGCGCTTGGCGATTATGAAACGCCTGTTCTTTTTGATAATCTAGTTGTTGTTTTGTTTTTGCCATATCAACTCCTAGTCTTGCACCTGCTTCTTCTTGCTTAGCCATGCGATCCTGTTGGTCTTTTTGGGCCTTAAGAGTTGCGTTCATACCTGCAATCTTTTCTTGCGATTCGATGCGTTGTTTTTCAATATCAAGTTGGTCCGCTTTGGCTGCGGAATCAGCGGCAAGTTTACGGTTCTTAATATCAACTTCCATTTGCTTGATCTTAAGTTCTTGCATTTGCATTTGGATAATTGGGTCTTGCGCAGCTTGTTGTGCTTGCTTAGCAGCAATTTCGGTCTTATCACGTTGTAACAATACTTGAGAAGCTTGAGCAGCGAGTTGAGAGATTTTGACTTCCATTTCTGGGGGGATAGCCCTTTGATCTGCATCATCCTCGTCTGGGTGGAACGGTAAAGTCATACCCATTTGCTCTTCCATTTGCTTGCGGTATTCGTACGCAATGTGCTCATTAATATGTGCTTGCATCGCAGACTGCATAGCCTGGGCATTTGGGTTTTGACCTATAAGCTGCAGGATTTTTGGATCTTGCATTGCAGCTTGATGAACCGCAATATGAGCTTGGTGGTCTTGATACAAAAACGCTTTGACGGGTTTCATCATCAGAACATTTTGGTTTTCTGTGATTGGGTCTTCGGGTCTTTGATCTTCTGGCAGCTTGACTAGTTTGTTAGCATTTTTAATTCCTAACACATCCAACATTTGACGGTGAAGGTATGGAAGGTTATAGAGCTGTGGTGCTCCCTGAGCTAATTGTAGTGCTGCTTGATACTGAGTAACTTTTTGTGCCATTGTTGCGGCATTTGGGTCACTCACTGGAATTACATCCACATTGTCGTAGTCGGCTTGTTTTGCACGACGTGAACCTTCGACTGGCTCATAGCCATATTCATCTGGGGTGTAATCACGAATAATGTCACGCAGGAGACAGAGCTCCTTCTTAAACGAGTAATGGATGCGAGCTTGTACTGCGGACATGACTTTAAGGGTACGTTCTAAAATTGCTAGAGTTGTACCTACGGGAGCTTGGGCGCTCATGTCGCTTATGTTTAAATCCGCTGCGGACGCAAAGCGACGACCTTCTTCAATAATTTTATCTAAGAGACCTGCAAGAACCATTGAGGGTTCTTTGTAAGGCAGGGGAACGATATTGTCCCTGATTGACCCGGACGGCACGTCCACATCTCTAAACTCACCCGGTGCGATCGGGGTGTCGTCTCCTTTAACACGCAAGCCACGGGTCTTAAAGCCACCTGGCAGGTTTGAAAGCGACCCTGCATCAACGAGCTGACGGAGAATGGAAGTACCTGACTTAGCAAATGCACCGATAAGATGAATAAGACCAAAGCAATAGAAGCCAAAGCCGGGTATGTAGCCATAGTGAACAAAGTGATTGCGTTTCTTTTTAGTTGCATCTTCGGGTCTCCAGTTACGACGAATTGCCAAGACCTGCTGACTAGATTTCTCAATAGTCACAATATATGGCAGTGCGATACCCGTAGGCTCGTCATCTTCGTCTTTGTCCTCATACCCTTCTAGGTCAAGGTCGATTTGTACTTCTAGGATTTTGTAGCGATCATCCGTAGTGGCTCTAAAGCCCATCTTCTCGGCAATTTTTTTCTCTACTTCATCAAAACTATCTACAGGCTCACCAAGGTCTACATCTAACCAAAAGCCTGCGTGCTGCAATTTGCGAACCTCGTTCTCGGTCTTGCGCATGACGTGTGCGACACGAGGGGCCTGCTCTAAACTAGACGCACCATAAGGGACGATTAAGTCTTCAGCTGGCACAAACATACTAACTTGACGCTCTAAGCTTGGGTCATAGTAGACCTTCTTGAACGCATTACCTGATAAGCCTAAGCCCCATAGCATGCGCTCAGTCTCAGGGCGGAACTCTTCCATCTTCTCTGTGAGCTGGTAGTTCATGTCATCTGCAACCCGCTCGGCAGAAAGTTTTTTCTCAGGTGTTTCTTTTCCGATTACTTGTGTCTTAACAGGACCTTGCGCTGGGAAAATCTCCATGATGGTTTCTGCTTGGAACTTAACAAGGGTCTCCGATAGGAGTGGATGATATACGCCACAGGCACCAGGCCATGGTTCCATACGATCCTCTATCTTCATACCCAAAAGTTGCAAACCGTCTACATAAGTTTGCATCCAATCTTTTCTAGCGGACATGTCATCTTCAACATCGCCAATAATGTCACTAGCAATTTGTGTTAATTCAGAATCAGATAAGTACTCGGCAAGGTTATCATCAAAGCCTTCTTCATCTTCCCCTTTTTCGATTCTAAGCAGTGGCTTACCGTCAATCCCAAGTTCTACGCTTTCTGGGTCTTCAATCGTAATTTCTAAATCAGGACCTTCTTCTATCTGATTTAATGTGTCTGCGCCTAAACCCGCCGGGGCTTGTGAAAGTGACTTATCTATTGCCATGTTTTAACCTATACGTTGTAGTAACCCTGATTTCGCTTTGACTTAAATTCTTTAATTTCGTCTGGCTCATCTGAGTCTAACTGCACAAAACCGCCCCTGCGGAAACGTAACAACGCTTGTGTCATACTATCTACTAAGTCGTCGTGCTCGCCCGAAGGGAAACTTGCTACCTCTTCTACTAATTCTTCTGCCCAAGCTGTTCCAGGTACCCAAACTCGTCCAGACGCAAAAAGATCTGCGCAGGCATTAAGTCTTGCTATTTTATCATTACCTTTGCTTGGAGTATACTCTTGAACTGGAATACCCATAGCCCGCAACTCAAATACTAGTGGCGCTCCTGAAGCTTTGGCTTCAACAATTATGGAATCAGGTTCCCATTCTTTATAGTGTTCAAAGGCAGTTTGCTTTAATTCGGGAAACTCCATGCGCCTTTTGAAGGAATTTAGCAAAATTATATTAGCTACGTCAATTCCTCTGTCGTTTGGAGTATAAAAAACACCCCATGTAGTACATGCAGAATAGTCAGAACGTTGTGTCTTTAAGAATGCTGTATCCCAAGATTGGATAATAAACTCACAAAACGGCGGGTCTTCGTGTTCCCAAACTTTCCACCACTCTCTTTTAACAATAGCAGACACATCTGAGGTCGGCTGCTGCATATACTGCGCCATCCACTTGCCATTAGGCAATTCATTCTTTAGCGCTAAAAGTTCTTCTAACTTCCAAAACTGTGGCCATAGTGGTAGGTCGTCAGGCAAAATTGCAGGAAATTCAATAACTTCCCACTCTTCTCCGTTGCGCTGCGCAGCTGATTTTAGTACTTGTCCTGTGAGGTCTTTCTTACTCCACCTCGTCATAACCATAATAATAGAGCCGCCTGGTTGTAGACGCTGACGTGGACCAGATGTATACCACTCGTAGGTCTTATCGTAAATCTCTGGATTGTTCTCGCTTAAGGCTGCTTCTTGTTCTGAGTGTGGGTCGTCAATAATGAGAATATCTGCGCCCTTACCCGTAACTGCGCCTCCCACACCGATAGCAAAATAGTCTCCCCCCTGGTTTGTTGCCCAGCGCCCAGCAGCTTTAGAGTCACTTTGTAGTCCAACTCCCGGGAAGATAGACTTATAAATGTCGGAATCCACCAAATTACGGACTTTACGTCCGAAGCCAACCGAAAGCTCCGCTGTATGAGAGGTTTGGATAACTTTCTTTTTAGGAAACTTGCCCAAAAACCACGCTGGCAGTAAATAAGATGCAAATTCTGACTTAGTATGACGAGGAGGCATATTAATAATAAGCCGTTTAATTTTTCCATTTGCTACTCTTTCAAAGGCATGAGCCATTTCTTTGTGGTGGGCGCCGTCAATGAAGTCTGGCCACACTCGGTGGACAAAATCCATGAAGTTCTCTTGGCAATTCTCTTTTTGTTTTGCTTCTACAGTCACATCTAGCTCTTCTAAGAGCTGGCGAAGCTGCGCAGGGTTCATTTTCCCTAGATTTTGCTCTAATGCTTGTAATTCTTCGACCGAAAGCTTACTCATCGACGTCTTTTGCTTCTACATCCAGTGTATTTATGAGTTTTTCTGACTTGGGAGTGACATCTATAGTGTTCATCTCCATCAAAAGCCTAATTTTTTCCCTAATTGCGTCTTGCAACTCGGCACTGTTCTTATGTGTAATGGTAATTTCTTGATGTTCAGTAAATAAGTCGGACGCTTTACCTATTAGTTCAACTGCTTTAATAGCAATCTTCTGGTCGTCGTCTTGACTCATCTCTAATAGTCGATTAATTGCAATGTTCCGAAGCTGAATCTTGTCGGCAATGACCTGCTGGTCGTAGTGGGAGATGTATCCACCTAACGCTAATGCTATCCCTGGGGTTGACGCAACGGCATTTTGCGCTTTTCTGATTTCTTTAGACGGATCTTCACCATCTACTTGTTCCATTAGCTTTCTAGCTTGCTCATCTTCTTCAGGCGTAGTCTCAAAATCCGAGCCAAGTTCTCGAAGTAGCATAGCCGTGTTTGCTTTTGCTCTAAGATTATTAGAATGCGTTGATGCTTCCTTAGCTCTAGCTATGGGCGGGACTGGATATTCGTTTGTCGGTTCAACGTTTACCGGCATGTTCTGGCAGCTGGTTGGTTGTTAATGGTTGTATCTTAACAGTATTTTCTTCGAAGTGGTAGACTCGGTGGCAGTTTGCACATAATACGATACATTTTTGCACTTCTTTCATAGCCGCCGCAAAGCAACCATTGCTAACTAGTTTACTGACTAGGTTCTCTTTTTCACTTGGGTCTACGTGGTGAAAGTCTAATGCTGCTGGATGGTCAAACCCGCATTTTGTACATTTAAGTGTGCGTTTAAACGCATCCCACCTAGCTTTTCCTATTGCCCTTTGGGCTTTTACCCCAGCCAATACCTTTTCTTTATTTGCTAAGTAGTAATTACGGCTTTGTTCTTTATGGTACGCTTTGCGTTGTTTGGGGTCTTTATACGGCATCGTCTAACTTATAAGTTTTGATTGGTCCGCTGCTGTTAGCATCCACGTTACAAGCCCACTCTATTCCTTCTTCGGCAGTTAGCCCCATCCGTAAGCACACTTCAGCGGCCATGCTTCCAGAGCCAATTGCCATAAACGTTCGTACTCTCTCCCACTCAAGATCAGCGCCGCACGAGAATAAGCCGTCCTTAGTTAGCTTTATAAAAGAACTATCTGACTTTAGCTTGGGTTTAGTTTTGCTTTTCTTATTTAGATAGTCTAAGACTTTTTCCGCATCACAATAATTACCGGCTACGCCCATCCAGCCACCGTCTATAGGGAATATCTTATCTTCAAAGTATTTAATACCAGAATCGGAATCTGTAAACTGGCTATCGGAAACCAGCACTTTTCTTCTCCAGTCGCCAACGATCGTAGTCATTTTGTGGCCATCATATACAGACCCACATTAGCGCCAGCATAGCAAGCGTAGCAGATACACATAGGCAAGTTACCTTTGATTCCTTGCTCAACCGCAATATACGCATAAATCAACCCTGTAACAATAATAAGCCATGAACTCATCAGGTTCCTCCGTTTTACAGAGTTTACTACATGTTTAGAGTTGGGGCAGGCAGTTTCTACCCACCCCTAAGGTTTACCCTTATTTAGTTTTTGCTGCTTTAAAAAACTCTTTAGTTGTTGAAAGCACTGCGTTTACCCAAAATTCATAGGCTTGTGCAACACGCTCTACAGCTTGCTCATAGTTTTTATATTGCTTTTCAAATTCGAACATTGTGTTCTCCTAAGTTGGTTGATGATTTGTGTAGTATATCACACATTTGTTGCGGTGCACCAATTATAGCACATGTCGATTTTTTACACTTTTTCGTACACTTTCTCACTTTTTTTTACAATTCGGCGTTTTTGTAAAGTTTTTTATACCTATAGGTTAAAATTGCGTTGTTGTTTTGATACCTATAGGTTGAAATTGCGTTGTTGTTTTTCCCTGTAAATTTGATTTTTTTGTTTTTCTTTACAAAATACCCCGATCGGGAATATTTTCGTATATTTGCACACATTTTAAGCAGAATTGCCCGTTCGGGAAACTTTTTTATTTTTCCCTGTAGATTTAATTTTTTTGTTTTCACAGGGAAATTTACTTTGCTATTCCGGTTTTTGCCGGTTAATATGCCGGTCGATGTCCTATGTTTGCACAGGTTTCTCTTTTGTAATCATAGGGTTACAGCGTTATTTTTTTGACGTTTCATGCACTTTTTATATACCCCCCGGGGGTAGGGGAGGTAAAGTTTTAGTGGGGTACCCTTTTCTCTAGAATACGATAGGCTTATGTTGTATTTCTACACAATAGGGGGTGGGGGTATAAATTTTATTTTTGATATATGTATTGTGCACAATAATGTGTATATGTTGTGCTAGCTACAATTAACCCCTATCTTGGGGGGTCGGGTATGGTGGGGTCGGCCATGGCAGGATTTCGTAGGCCAGTCGGCGCTGGACAATCTGAGCTCTACCTAAGAATGTCTAAATACTTTTCGTTTTCTTGATCTAGGTCAAGAGTTATTCTATGCTAAAGCATTATATTCAAGGTGTAGTCAATCACGGCTACATTAACTAAACGAAGGAGCATTACTATGACAATTATGTCTGAATTACAAAAAGCGGGTTTCATCTCTATTGGCTCAGCATGCGCTGATATTGATGGTCAAATGGAAGAGGCTTTATTATCGTTTTACAATCAGGTTGTAGTAGATAGCGATATCAGCTATGACTTGTGGACTGAAGGATCTGAGGCTTGGAAAGAGGGTTACGCCATGGCTAAGGGTTGTGATGCTAAAGACAATAAAGTATCAGTAGCTTGGAATGCTTTTACCAATGCTTTGAAGGATCAATACGATATCGTAAAACCAGCTAAGACTGACAATGCTGATAGCGTAAAGAAAGCCCAAAAGCGTGCTGAGGCTAAAGCTAAGCTAGATAAGATGAAAGAGCAACCAATGGAAGAGCTCTTAGCTATGGTCGAAAGCCTTACTAAAAACCATACCGCTAAAAACTTAGCCGAGGCTCAGAAAGTGCAAAAAGTAATCGAGGCTAAGCGTAAAGATGGAATGAAGGAAGTGATGGAAGAGATCAAGGCTAAGCAAAATGAAATTAAAAAGCTAGTCGGTGATACTCACGATCATAGAGTATTGGATAGTGTGCTCTGTATTCTCCATGGTACTCACGAAGTCGCAGTAATGTAGTAAGGGCTGGGGGGAAACCCCAGCTTGTTTTATCCAGCCCAGCTTTATGCTGGGTTTTTTATTAACTAAATTTTTTTAAGGGAACTGGTTGTAAGCGACGCATAAGCCCTGCTCGGCTCGGACATTCTTAGGCAGAACTAAGTTTGTCCAAAGCTCAATTTTGTTTTGTTCCGATTTGTTCGTAATGTTCTTTGTACTGTTCCTGCTAAGTCCTTGATTTCATTACAATGTTCGGACTGTTCTAATGTTCCACCCGATTTTCTACTTTTCTGAATTTTGTTTTTCAAAGACCCCCTTCGCATAGTGCATTGCACATTATGATAAATCTATATATTTTTCTAACTTCGATATATATAAAATATAACAATATAACAATATAACATTATACATATAATAGACCGCTAGACCTTATTCTATAAGGGTTTTGCAATGTTCCAACGCACAGAACAAAACGGAACAAAGCAGAACAATACCCGAACAAATCCATAATGTTCGGACAAGGGCTTGACATCTATTCTATTCTCTGTTATACTGTGATTGTAGTGTGGTAGTAGAAGTTATTTAAACCAACGGACAAACTTAGCAACACCTAAGAATGTCCAAAACCTAAACGATAGGAACTAAGCATTATGAAAACTGTTATTAAAACCGAAGCAATGTTATCCGCATTTGACGAAAATCAAACTGCATCCATCAAAGCAAGTGCAGTAAACTTCTTTGAATCAACCGAATCCGCAGAAGAAGCGGTATTGACTTATCAACGCATCATCGGTTTAAACCCTAGCTATGCTCAATACGAAATGGGTCGTTTACTGTTTCAAGAAGCAATCCTAGAAGTTAAACCTGATATTACCGAAAATGCTTTAAATGTTCGTTGGAATACTTTTTCCAAAAAACTCGGTATTGATAAGCCAAAGTCAAACGATGCCGACTCCATTAAAAAGGCGGAAAAACGGGCGGAACAAAAGGCAAAAGAAGATGCTCTTTTTGCTCACATGACAGTAGAGGATTTGGAGAACAAAGCCAAAGACTTGCTCAAAGCACCTACGCTTGCCAAGATGAAGGAAGCAACCAAGATTCAAAAACGCATTGACTCTATTCGCAAAGAAGATGAAAAAGAAACAGAAGCACAACGCTTGCAGTTAATCAAAGACTTAAACGCATGGGCAAAAGACTTATCTTATTTTGACTTGCATACATACTGCACACAGTTGGGCATCATCTAACTTTCGGGGGAAACCCCGACTAACCCTGACCCCGCTATATGCGGGGTTTTTTATTGCCCAAAGCATAGGAAACTGGCTCGAAATGGCGAGCGACGCAAAAGAAATGTCCCTAGAGAATTCCCAATCAAATCAAGGGCTTACAAGGACAAACACTTGACATTGTCTTGATTCTGTGTTATACTGTATGGGTAAGTGGGAGTTTATCTATCAACATCAATCAGGACATTCTTAGCTAGACCTAAGTTTGTCCAACGAAAGGAATCAAAGTGAGCAGAGCAAACCACGAATCTCATAATTACTTTTGTATTGCCAATATCGCCAAGGACTGCCAAGTCTATGTATATAGCAAACGTGCCAAGTTCTTAATCGAGCAAAGCAAACCGCTGACCTGTATCAAGTGTGGCGACACGATAGCAAAGAATAGGAAGTTCACAGTAGCCCCCATGAACAAATCAAACTATTACCTAGTTTACAACCCCGATATGCTCAAACAACTCAACCCAAAAAGGACAACATGAAAGTTAAACACCTAATAGAAGCATTGCAAGAAAAACTAATAGACCCTGAGAAGGAAGTGCGGTTTGTTAGCACTTACGACAACTACACAGTTGGGATTGCAGGGATTTACATAACCGACGATGGTGTGGATATAGACTTAGAAAGAAAAGAATGAGAACCTATAAATCTAGAAACAGGGAAAGCCTGATCGAGCAACGCAATGCCAACAGTCTGACTCACCTATTAAAAAACCCCGAACTCACCATAACAGAAAAGCGTGCGTTAGTAGCAGAAAGAAATCCGTTTTTACATTTGTTATTTTTAGGGGGGCGACATGTTAGTAATAAAACTGTATCGAAAACCAAATAAGCCTGAGTTCTATTCTCTAGTAAGGTGGAATGGTGGGCGACTGCTAGTTAATTACCCCATTGAAGTGCCTGACCGCAAGCGTCATGCTAGGTGGTTTGAGTTTAACGAAGTTTATATTGATTGGATAAGGGAGTTTGTATGACTGAACCTGATGGGTATTTAACAATGGCTCGGATCATGAGCAACGAGTGGGCGAAATACCGCAAGGACAAGGTTTGGGGGCAAGGCTTGACTGGTATGCAAGAAATTCAGATGAGAGAAGCGTTCCAAGCGGGGTTCATGGAAGGTTTTAGTGGTAGATACTTTAATACAACGGGGGACTGAGATGACGGAATATTACAAGGGGCAACGCATTAGCGAGTTGCTCGACACGATAGAAGAAATGGAAGGGCGACTCAAGACTTTGGTGCAAATAGCAACTGAGCACCCCGATGAACCCTTTTCTTTAGCACATTATGAAGAAGTAGCACAGGGCTATACCTCGCTTGCCCTCGCAAAAGCGAAGTTCAAAGCATTACAAGGAGAGAAGTGATGAGCAAAATGAAAGACTTGCATTACGAACTGTCGCAGTTTATTACTGATGAGAAAGACCAAGACAAGGTATTGGAATTGTTTTGGGAAATCCGAGGTGGTGGTGGCACTCAACAAGACCGCAAAGAAATGGCTAGGGTAATCACAGACCTACGCAGTATCTATGGGGAAGACCTCGACCATGCAATCAATATGTTACTAGACCTAAAGGAAACTAGATGACTGATGAAGAACTCGTAGTAATAGAAAAAGCAATACAGACTCTTGGTGTGGCACTAATCAGTAAAACTACGAAGACCTCGATTCAAGCATTAGTTTGGTTTACAAGGGAAGAGCTTAGAAAATTAACCAAGACAAACTTAGCTGAACCTAAGAATGTCCAACATGAAAGAGAGTGTGGCAAATGACAACATGGACTTTAGCAGACTATACCCCCGAGGAAGATGAAGCTTGGGCATTGATGGAAAAAGAACAACAGTATGAACAAGAAAGGAAAGCAAATATGCATTGGAACAATCGTGTTGTTAAAGAAACATATAGATATACCCATGAGGGGCAAGAAGTCGTTGAGCATTACTATGAAATCTCTGAAGTGTATTACAACGACAAAAACGAGCCATGTGGTTACTGCAAATCAACTGCGGGTGGCGAAACCTTTGATGAAATGCGTGCGGTGTATAGCCGTATGGCAGAAGCATTTAAATATGATGTGCTAGATGCCAACACCGACTTCAACCACAAATTTACCGAAGATGAGGAGGACGGCAATGAATTCGCTTGAGAAAAATCTAAGACCTACCCCACGCACATGGGATGAAGCAACACGCAACGCAACCTATGCCACATCAATAACCCGCTATAAGTCTGATGCTAAAGAAACGCTAGAGTTTTTGGCTGAGGCATTTCTAGGCTTTGTTTATGTAGGGCTAGTTGGTGGTGGGATTTTTATCGTGGCTTGTTTTATTTTTGATTGGAGATTTTAATTATGTGGGGATTCGGTAATTCAGCAGGACTTAAAACCATAAGCACTTATGCTGAAGCAAAAGCTAAGTTCGATAGCACAACTCCAATCCGAGGTCGGGCAAAAGAATGTCGCCCGCTTGGTCAAAACCGACGCTATAACGGCTATACGATCAACAAAAATATGCGGGTCGTTGATGATGGTGTGCTAGGGCAATGGCAAGAAACATACTCTGCTCAAGTATATGGTAGAGATGTGGTCGAGTGGAAACCTGATGGCACAGTATCAGTAAAGATTGGGCGGTGGCATGGGGTTATTGTTCAGACTGTCGTCAACTATACCTTGAACAGGGGGGTGGGTGTCATCGAGTCTTATAACGGCAAATGGTATTTCCAAAATGGGAGTGGCAAGTCTTACTTTATTCCTCAGAGTGCTGACCAAGAGTTAATTATCAACACCGAGAATAGTGCAGTCGAGAACCCCATTCAAGAATATCGTAGGCGGGTTAAGCGGAAAGAAATGAACGCACTACGCAAACGCTACGCTAAGTTCATTGAGTATGGCACGAGTATGCTCAAGATTGCCCAAGATGCTTTTAAGTATAGCGAGGAAGATGCTAGAACTATTATGGGTGGCACAGATAGGCATAGACTTGTTTGGGGTAGATGGGTTGACTTAAAAGAAGTAGAAAAAAACAGGACTAACTTTTTGCTTAGGGTATCTCAATTTGAGCAATCTGGTGATTTAACCCTAGCCTATACTCTAGTATCAGTAATGATTAAGTCTATTAACTATTGGGGGAACTCATGCACATCTGAGCAGTTCAAGAAGTCGTTTGATGAAGTATTGAAGTATCAGTTTAAGGAACAAATCTTTGAATCCGAGCCTGTTGAGATAGGCAAAGCTTTCTATGACCGCAACGAGAAGTATTTTTATTAAGCAGTTAAACCAACGGACAAACTTAGCAACACCTAAGAATGTCCACCATCATGAAAGGTATTACCATGTCTGAAGTATTTTTAAATAAGTCTGCAACTCTTATCGAAGCAGAAAATCAAATCCTCGCACTCGGTGCTAACGGAACATGTCATCTTATTGGTGAACCGGGGGTCGGCAAAACTTCAATGTATAAGAACTTAGTGCGTCGCACAGGGTTCAAGGGTATTTATATTGATGCACCAAACATTGAACTAGGCGAACTCGGTGTTCCAATTCCTGACCATAGCACCAAGACAACTCGTATGTATCCGAACGAGCAATGGGGTTTTCATCTTAACGAACCATTGGTTATCTTTATCGACGAGTTTACTAAGGGTCATCAAGCAGTTCAGAATATGCTACACCCAATGCTTAATGAACCACGCATGATTATGGGTATCCCATTGCACGAGAAAACGATAGTCGTAACGGCAGGTAACTACACAGGCGACGGAGTAGGCGACACAATGAAATCCCACTCACGCAACCGACTCATTGTTATGAATGTTAAAAAACCTCACGCAGGCTTTAATCCTGACGGCTCGATTGATGCTGACTCATGGGGTGCATGGGCAGTTGATAATGATATTGCCCCTGAGATTTTGGCATGGGTAAAAGAAACACCGCATTGCTTGGCATCGTATCTTGATTCAGCACAAGCGGGTAACAAGTATATCTTTAACCCAAAGGAAGCACAGAAGTCTTTTGTTAGTCCTCGTTCCCTTGCTAGAGCAAGTAATATTCTTAAGGCTCGAGCAGGTATCTCGGTAAATACAACCATTTGTGCGTTAGAGGGAACAATCGGTGCACCCGCAGCTAGAGATTTGATGGCATATGTTGAAGTCGCCGACTCGCTACCAAGTTGGGCTGAGATAGTTAAGAATCCTTCAACTGCCAATGTGCCAAATAGTCCTGCGGCTTTGTGCTTGTTAGCTTTCTCTGCGGTTCAGCGTGTGGATAGAGAAACAATCGGTAAGTTCTTTGAGTATCTGAAGCGGACACCTAAAGAATTGCAATCTGTATTCTGTTTGACAGGCATGAAGAATGACGAGAAGAAAAAATTATTCTTGACAAGCACCTCGTTTGCAGACTGGATGCGTACTAATCAATACCTATTCTAAGGAACTATATGACACATGAAGAATTATTAAATCAAGCGGAATCCCTTAAAGATAAGGTCGGAGATATATTTACCGAAACCAATATCGAGTTAGGGGTAGTCCTGTCCGTGCTAGTTAGTATGTTGGTATCAACGGCAATCGAGCAAGCAAAGATGACACCGATTGAATTAGTCCGACTGTTTAGTCAAGCAGTTGAATCGTATGAAGGTAGTAATAATAAACTAGAAAAGGAAGAAGAAGATGGCGAAGTTATCAGCAGAACAACGCATTGAACGCACCCATGTGCAACTCATGAAGCATAAGAACTTTTGTTTGTTCTCGGGATTGTTTATGGTTGGCAAAGTCACAGTAGATGAGACGACACCGACTGCTAAAACAAATGGTCTTGATGTTATCTATGGTCGCAAGTTTGTAGATAGTTTGAACGACAAAGCACTTGCTTTTCTAATACTGCATGAAACTATGCACAAGGCTTATCGTCACCTAGTTGTATGGCAAAGCTTGCATAAGAAGAACGCACAGTTAGCAAATGCCGCTTGTGATTATGTTATCAATCTACAAATCCGTGACTATGACCCCAATGGCTATGATGTTGAGATGCCGATGGATGCAGAGGGAAATGTCATGGGCTTGATAGATGAGAAGTATCGTGGCATGGACTCAGCCGAAGTATTCCGTTTGCTAGAACAAGAGCACGGCGGTGGCGGGGGTGGTGATGGCGGTCAAGGATTCGACGAACATGATTGGGAGAACGCAAGTGAAGCCGAGAAAGAAGAAGTCGTTAATGAGATTGAGAAAGCCCTGCGACAAGGGGCAATTCTTGCGGGTAAGATGGGCGGTGATGTATCAAGAGAAATGCAAGACTTACTTACACCGAAGGTAGATTGGAAAGAAGCCCTGCGTGATTTTGTTAAGACCACTACTAAAGGCAAAGACCAAACAACTTGGCGTCGGTTGCATAAGCGATACATTGGTATGGATATTGTCATGCCATCAACTTATGACGAGAAGGTTGGTTCTATATTAGTAGGCATAGATACATCAGGCTCTATCGGTGGGGAGGAACTTGCACAGTTCTTAGGTGAAGTTAAATCTATTTGCGACGAAGTTAATCCCGAGAAGCTAGACTTATTGTATTGGGATACACGAGTGGCGAACCACGAAACCTATCTTGGTAATGACCTATGCTCTGTTACAGAATCGACTAAGCCTGCAGGGGGTGGCGGAACTGACCCTGACTGCGTGCCTAAGTTTATGCAAAAGGAAAACCTCGCACCTGAGTGCGTCATCATGTTGACCGACGGCTATATCAATTCAGATATATCTAACTGGGGTAATGTGGGTGTGCCTGTCATGTGGTGTATCAAAGGCAATAGTCACTTCAATGGCAGTTCAGTAGTAGGTAAAGTAGTTCATGTGGAGTGAGAAGAAACCTTGGTGGCAACGCAAGGCGGGGGAAAACGAAGGCAAACACGCTAAAGATCTCCCCTATGCTAGGAATTGGTGCGTGATTAAGGTTCATGTTGGGCATAGGTATTCGCTCAACCAATTTGATTACAAAGCAGTTTATCAGCACAAAGCAGTAGGAAGAAGCAACGCACCACAGTATTGGAACGAAGAAAGACAGAAGTATGAATCAAGTGCAGTAATGGATTATTTAACCAAAGCTGAGGCAATAGCTTGTGCCAAAGGCTTAAACTTTTTTGAGAATTAAATCAATGGACATTCTTAGGTTCGCCTAAGTTTGTCCAACACTATAAAGGAAATTATATGCAACAAGATAATAGTATTTCAATCGCATCATCAGCTATGTTAGTAGAGCTATCTATCAGTTCATGGACTGCTAGAAAATTGGATAAGAAAGTATCAACCGAAGTTGATGTGGGTAAAGGCACAAAGACTAGGGCGGGTAACTATAACAAGAACTTATTAGCAGGCACAGGGTTCTTAGATACCATAACAAAGTATGCGGCAAACGCAAGGGCATGGCATCTTTCTCAAACATTACCTTGGTCTGACAACGGGCTACGACTACTGCCAATGGGGAACTTCATGACCTATAAGCAGAACCTTACGACGCTTGAGACTAACTATCAGGCATTGGTGGACAAGTTCATCATAGCTTACCCTAACCTAGTAAGTGCCGCAGCTTTTCAGTTAGGTGATTTGTTTGACCGCACCGAGTATCCCGAAGCCGACACCATTGCTAAAAAGTTTAAGTTCTCGGTCAACTACTTGCCTGTCCCTATGGCGGGGGACTTTAGGATTGATATTGGCGAAGAGGCTAAGGCTGAACTGATGGCTAACTGTGAGAAGGCATACACCGACAGGCTTAACAATGCAATGAAAGATGCGTGGGATAGATTGCACGATTGCCTTATGCGTATGAGTGAGCGACTGACTGTTGATGTAATCGACGAGGAAGATGGTAGCAAGTCTTATAAGTCCCGCATATTTAGAGACTCCTTAGTAGAGAATGCTGTGGAGTTAGTAGATCTCCTGAAACACTTTAATCTCACAGGCGATTCTAATATGGAGTTAGCACGCAGAGAATTGGCAACGGCTATTATGAATCACGATGCCGACGACCTACGAGAAAACCACATTGCTAGAGTAGCAGTTAAGCAGAAGATCGACGACATTTTGTCCAAGTTTACATTTTAAGGAGAAGTTATGATTGCAGTTAATAAAGATAAAGTAAAAGCCGAGTGGCGACATACTGTTGAGTACACCCCTAACCTAGAGGAGTTCTTGATTAAGGTCGCTATGGCAAAGCCGACTTGCGAGTTTATTGTAACGGACAAATGCGTAATGAATTACCACTACCGAAATAAAGAAACGAATGAAATTGAAACCCGCCCCGAAATTTATGCTATTAAAGTATACGAGAATGGCGAGAAGTTAGGTGAGATTGGTATAACTGACAGATACAGGAACGGCTCTACCGAGAAGGCATACTTCGTCAATAGCTTTCGTATCGTAAAGTTTAGGGGTGGGCGGAATACCACGACGAGTGCTGATATCAAGGTTGCTCTTCGTGCTGTGAAACAATCATTCGTTGCTAGAGCAGATGATGAACTCAAAACCCAGATAAAGAATCAAATTTCAGAAAACATAAACTCGCACCATAGTCAGGGAGAAAATACTATTCGTTGGGAATTTGACCAGAACTCTGAATTAGCGTTCTATGCTATGGAAGCATATAAAGCAAGACTGCGTGGGGACAAGTATGCCATGATGCCTGTCCGCCCGATTAGCATTAAAAACCTAGACGCACATGATAAAAAGTGTGAACAGTTTGAACATATTTCTGCTCTGCGTCATATGGTTAAATCAGGTATAGGCTATGGTATCAAGACAAACCCTATGGGTGGGTTAAGTGTGTATGACTTTGCAACAGATGCGGTAACAAAGTATGGGTCATATACCGACTTGCCTGATAACATACAAACTAAATACGCTATGTTTAAAGTTTTAAGTCACGGCGAACCCATTATGACTATTGGATGTAAGTTCAACGATGATTATTGCTATGTAGTTCAATAGCTAGTATAATACAGTTAACATTGTTTCATACAATGTTCCTTTCGTGAGCCTAACCAAAACCATATGGCAGATGTGATAAGGTTGCAGTAAGGACATTAACGCACTAGGGCGTAATCTGCTTAACCTAGGAATATGTGTTCATATTCAATCTCCTTAGCATTACTAAGCCACCTTTGGGTGGCTTTTTTATTGGACATTCTTAGCTAGACCTAAGTTTGTCCACCCTCGGGTTTATCCCTATAAATATTTATTGCATTTGACACTGGTTGTGTTATACTTTGTCAATGGCTACAACACCCGAATCTAAAGTTAAAGATAAGATAGTTAAGATACTAAAGAAGCATAGTGTCTATTACTTCTTTCCCGCTACGCACGGCTATGGTCGCTCAGGTGTGCCTGATATTATAGCGTGTTTTCGTGGGCAGTTCGTTGCTATCGAATGTAAAGCTGGCGACAACAAACCTACCGCACTACAACAACGAGAACTAAAAAACATAATGACTGCGGGGGGTCATGCGTTTGTTGCGAATGAAGAAAATATTTCTTTCTTTGAATCTTATTTTGATCCGCTTGACGATGATGACGACGGACGCTGCTGATTTATGACCAGTTCCCTACAACTACGAGTTAGCCCCAAAAGGAAAAAATATGAATGATGGCGTAAAAATTTTATTAGAACGGATGGAAACTCACCCCGAGGAGTTTGTTATTGAAGAAGGGGTTGTTGGTAAATGGGATAGCTTAGTCAGGTCTTATGAAGGAGTGCTACCCCCCGAAGATTTGGAAGAATATAAAAAAGCTAGAAATGCGTTACTTCAGCAACAGTTTACTGAAAAGGTTATGGAGGAACTTATTGACCCAAAAAAGTCGAGTTTGGAGGACGTAATCAATCAATATCGGGCGAAAGGTATATCTTCGGCTGGAGCGACCCAAGGAGCATATACGGTGTCGAATAACGGCGCAGTAACAAGCTGGGAAAATAGAGAGTCGTTGCAGACTGAATTGATGAAAACTCATATTGATGCACACCTTAAAGCCTTAAAACAAGAAGTTAAAGAAAGCCCTAAAACACTCTTCGGAAGACTATTTAATTACCAATGAACATATTGACGATAGACTTTGAGACTTACTACGACAGAGGTTTTAGTCTCACTAAATTAACGACAGAAGAATATGTCCGTTCGGATATGTTTGAAGTAATAGGTGTTTCAGTAAAGGAGAACGATAACGATGCAGTATGGTTTAGTGGAACAGATAGCAAAATCTCTGCGTTCCTTAATGGGTTTGATTGGGCTAACTCTTTTGCTCTTGCCCATAACGCTATGTTTGACGGGGCTATTCTTACTTGGCGGTTTGATATTAAACCGATGGCTTGGCTTGACACACTTGCAATGGCTCGTGCAACAGATGGTCTCGACGTGGGAAACAGTCTTGCTAAATTGGTGGAGCGATACGGTCTTGGAGCAAAGGGAACAGAAGTCCTTAACGCACTTGGCAAAAGAAGGACAGATTTTTCTGCTAACGACCTCGTTGCGTATAGTGGATACTGTAAGAATGATGTGGAGTTAACCTATAAGTTATTCATGGTGTTAGTCCAGCGTTTTTCTAAGTCAGAACTACAACTTATTAGCCTCACCACTAAGATGTTCTCCGAGCCGGTACTGCGATTAGATACACCATTACTTGAACAACATTTAATGCAAGTACAAGCTAAGAAAGAACGATTGCTAGAACAATGCATTGCTAATAAAGAAACTCTTATGTCCAACAATAAGTTGGCTGAACTTCTTATAAGTATGGGGGTTGAGCCCCCTATGAAAGAAAGCCCACGCACAGGGAAGGTAACTTTTGCTTTTGCTAAAAATGATGAAGAGTTTAAAGAACTATCTCAACACCCTGACCTCAGGGTTCAAACTATTGTTGCCGCTAGATTGGGCATTAAATCAACTCTTGAAGAAACCCGCACCCAAAGATTTATTAATATCTCGCTACGGGGCAAGATGCCTGTGCCTCTTCGTTATTATGCTGCTCATACTGGGCGTTGGGGAGGTGACGACAAACTTAATCTTCAAAACCTTCCAAGAAAATCCCTTCTTAAAGATTCTATTATCGCCCCTAAAGGGCATGTTTTAATTGACGCCGACTCCTCTCAGATTGAGGCTAGGATAGTGGCGTGGCTGTCGGGACAGAACGACCTCGTGTCAGCCTTTGAAAGGAAAGAAGATGTCTATAAAATCATGGCTTCTGCTATCTACGGCAAGGCTGAGAAGGAGATTGATACGAGCGAAAGGTTCGTCGGCAAGACGACCATCCTCGGTGCGGGTTATGGAATGGGTCATACAAAGTTCGGTATTCAACTCAAAACTTTTGGGGTTGAAATTTCGGATGAGGAGGCTTCACGAATCATCTCCGTGTATAGGCAAACCTATCCTCACATCCCTCTCTTATGGAAAGAAGCTAATAGTGCCCTTGACGCACTCAGACAAGGCAAAACTACAACGGTTGGGCATCAGCCGCAGGCAATATCGGTTACGGAAACAGGTTTTTTATTGCCATCAGGACTTTACCTAAACTACGCAGACTTACAGGAAGACGATGAAGGTTATACCTATAAAAGCAGACGGGGTCGAATCAAGATTTACGGCGGGAAAGTTGTGGAGAATATATGCCAAGCGTTGGCTCGATGCATTATTGGAGAACAAATGCTTAAAATCGCCCAAAGATACAAAGTCGCCTTGACTGTGCATGATGCGGTAATGGCGGTTGTTAAGGAAGAAGAGCAAGACGAGGCATTAGCTTATATAGAAGAGTGTATGAACTATCGGCCGTCCTGGGCGTTAACACTACCCCTTGCTTGTGAAATAGGTGTTGGTAAATCTTATGGAGAATGTTAATGAATAATGAACCAGTAGCGCATTTTTACCCTGAAGGTGAGGGATGCACAGTGTTTAGTAGCAATTTTGCTTTGAAATATCAAGGAACAAAAGAGCCTATTCCACTCTACACCCATCCAGCAAACCCTAAATACGACCCCGAAACAGGCGAACCATTAATTGATGGCTACCCATTGTTTTCGGGATTGCCACCAGCAAAGACACTAACAGATGAGGAAATATATGAGATTCTTTGGAAATATTTTCCTATATCAGACAAAGAAGCAAACGCAAATTTTATTGCAGTAATGACACATTGCGTTAGATTGGCAATAAGAAAGGCGCAACAATGAACGCAAATGAACTAGCTGATAAATTGATGTCCAGCCTTACTATGGAGTATGACTGCGATAAGTATATGAAACAAGCCGCCACCATGCTACGCCAGCAACAAGCTGAAATAGAAGAGCTTAAGGCTTTGTTTGATAAAACATTAAATAACTGGGCAAAAGATATGGAAAGGTTTAGAAAATGATTGAGACATTAGTTAAACCACAGGCTTTGGATAATGATGTTGCGGTTATGAAAATAATGCAGCTAATGGGGCAATTAACCCCTAACGATATTGAGTATGTTTTAAAAACAACTAGGCAAGTTTATGCCGCTATTAAATTAATAACTGAGGAGTAATAAATGGCATTAAAACCAAAAAAGATAACCACCAAAGACGTAGACTCTTGTGGTATTAGCATAAACATTATTAAGGAAAACAAAGATGGCTCAGCCGATGCTCAAGTTAGGTTTAATAAACAAGGACTTGAAACGCTCATACAATGGGGGATTGTTGCTATGCTTACCGCAGCAATTGATGAGTACCGAGTTAGACCCGAGGAAAGTAGCAAAGCTGCTGTTAAGCGCACTAGACCAACCGCCAAGAAAGCGAGCAAAAAATGACAGGTAAAATTCTTCCTTTTACTGGGGATACAACAGAAGATATCAACGCCGACACCGTATTAGAAAACAATATTGGTGAGTACGAGTGCGTTGTTATTATTGGCTACACTAAAATGGGTGCAGAACGATTAGTATCTAGCACGGGTGATTCAGCTTTGATGGTGTGGCTACTAGAAAGAGCAAAGAAAGTAATACTTGAACACGCTGACTTGGACGATGATGAATGGGAACACTGATAGACTATGCTGAGTTTTTACTGGACATAAGAAAGAACCTTAAAAAGTTTGAAGACTGTATGTTAAGTAGAGAGTTTAAAGAAGCCCAACTATATGCCGAATCTGCATTGGTTGAAGCCCGATTGTTGTGCTTGATAGCTAAAGAAAAATCAGAATGAAACCTGTAACTTGGTCGTACTCATCACTTGGATTATTCCAACAATGCCCTAGAAAATATTACCATCTAAGGGTAATCAAGGATATACAAGAGCCTGAGACAGAAGCTATTATGTTTGGTAAGGAAGTGCATAAAGCTGCTGAGGATTATATTGGGCAGGGTACACCAATTCCAGCTAAGTATAAGTTTATCGAGCCTGTGCTTAAAGTATTAGAAAATATACAAGGTGAAAAGCTAGTTGAGTATCGGATGGGTTTGACTAAGAATTTAGAGGCATGTGATTTCTTTGATAAAAATGTTTGGTTTAGAGGTGTTGCAGATTTGTTAATTATTGATGAAGACTCAGCCCACGTAATTGATTACAAAACAGGCAAGTCTAGTAAATACGCCGACACTAAACAACTAGAGCTTATGGCTCTAGCAATATTTAAACATTTCCCCCAAGTACAAAAAGTAAAAGCAGGGTTGGCATTTGTTGTATGTGATGATTTTGTTAAGGCTAAGTATTCGGCAGAAGATGCGCCGCTCTTTTGGATGCGTTGGATAGAAGAAACTAACCGCCTTGAGTCAGCCCATAAAACAGGAGTGTGGAATCCAAAGCCAAACTTTACTTGTAAAGGCTTTTGTAAGGTACTAAGTTGTGAACATAATGGGAAAGGCAGTTATAGATGAACGAGAATGATTTGAGAGATTGCTTTGCGATGTTTGCTTTGCTAGGTATTGTGTTTGCGCACAAAGGAGAAGATTCAGAATCAGCTTCACTTACAGCCTATGAGTATGCAGACGCCATGTTAGAAGCTCGTAACCAAGAACCCGAAGCTGAGGTAGGTATTGTTGCCGCTAAACCAAGAAGGAAGAAAAGTGCCGAGACCTAGAAAATATCTACGCCTTGACGAGATTGTATTAGAAGCGCTTAGATTTTTGCCGCCAACTGTAACTGAATTTGGAAAACTAACTGATTATGCTCCTGTACCTAGTTTACGACGAGAACCAAGAGTTGATGCGAACGGTCTCAAGGCGAGAAGAAGCACGGGTGCTCGTAAATGGGAGAGCTGGGTGGACATTCAAACAATTACGTTCGAAAAAGAAATTAATAGATCTGGAAAGTTTTGAGGAGGCACCATTTTGAAAGACCCAGTTAATAACCCAGTTCATTACACTGACCACCCATCGGGTATAGAGTGCATACAAGTTACGGAGCATATGAACTTTAATCTTGGTAATGCTATTAAATATATTTGGCGTGCTGCATTAAAAGGTAAGCAACTAGAAGATTTAAAGAAAGCTATGTGGTATATCAACCGTGAGGTAGAAAGAATAGAAAAATATGGGCGATAGAAAAGTACTGACAATTAAGCCACACAATCCTAATTGGCACCCACCATGCTTTGAGAGCAGGATGCAATACATTGAGTATATGTGGCAGTCTCATAGGACTAACCAACCGCATGACCCTATGAACCACTGCTTAGATTGCACTCGTGAATATAAAATACAGATGCTTAAAGAGAAGCGTTGTGAGCATCCCGAAACTATATTTGTTGTATGGAGAAGTTCCCATAAAAAAGATAAACCAGCAGGAGAAATACCTGACGAACCTGATGTTCTTGGTATATCAAACAACAGTAAGTTTTGGGAGAACCCAATCTATGACCAAGTACCAGGAAAACCAAAGAAGCCACCGCCATGTCTTTAGAACCAATCCCATTTGCAGGCATGGTTGAAGTAGATTTAAACCTGATTATTGAGGAAATGTATGGCAAAAATGCTCAAAATGTGCCAAAATACGTGTTGTTAGGAGATGGAAGTCTCTACATTTTCCATAAAGAGGAAGACCGCTATGCCTTATGTGAACAAACCCCGCCCCTACAAGAAGGAATACCAGCAACAGAAAGCACGGGGGGAGCAGCCAGCCCGCAATGCACGGGAGAGAGCACGTTACGAGATGGACAAAAAGGGTGTGGACAGAAAGGGCAAGGATATTGACCATGTTATCCCTCTTTCAAAAGGCGGAACGAACGCCCCAAGCAATCTCAAAATTAAATCCGCAAGTTCAAACCGTTCCTTTAGTAGAAACTCAGACCACACAGTCAAGCGAAATAAATCAAAGAATGGAAAAGCCTAGCACGTATTCTTGGCCTGGTGCTTACCAGCCAATGCAACACCAAAGAGAAACGGCAATATTCTTAGCAACTAATCAAAGAGCTTTTTGTTTTAATGAACAAGGCACAGGCAAAACCGCATCGGCTATATGGGCGGCAGATTGTTTATTAGAACAGGAAATTATTAATAGGGTTTTAGTTATTTGCCCATTGTCTATTATGCAGTCAGCATGGCAAGCGGATTTATTTAAGTTTGCAGTACACCGCAAAGTAGCCATAGCGTATGGAGAACGTACCAAGCGTAAAGCTATTATTGCCAGCGATGCCGACTTCGTTATCATTAACTATGATGGTGTAGAGATTGTCGCCGACGATATTAAAAACGGTGGGTTTGACCTAATCATCATTGACGAAGCTAATGCGTATAAAACTGTTACTACCCAACGCTGGAAAACGCTAAATTCAATCATAACTAAAGATACTTGGTTATGGCTAATGACAGGCACACCAGCCGCACAAAACCCAACCGATGCTTATGGCTTAGCTAGATTATGCGTGCCTGAGAAAGTACCCAAGTTTTTTGGTTCGTTTAGAGATCAGACTATGCTAAGCGTCAGTAAGTTTAAGTGGATGCCAAAACCTAACGCAAGTCAAGTAGTTTTTAATGCGCTTCAACCAGCCATACGATTTACTAAAAAAGAATGTTTAGATCTACCAGAGGTTACACATGTATTCAGAGATGCGCCGCTCACGCCTCAACAAGATAAATTCTACAAACTACTCAAGAAAGAGATGCTCATGGTGGCAGCGGGGGAAGAGATCAGTACCGTCAACGCTGCCGTCAATATTAATAAGTTACTGCAAATTTCTGGTGGTGCTGTCTATTCTGATACCGGTGCTGTTATTGAGTTTGACGTGTCTAATCGTTTACGTGTTGTCGAAGAAGTTATTAACGAGTCTAGCCAAAAAGTCCTTGTGTTTATACCGTTTACTCATACAATAGAATTACTCAAAGAGCATTTGAGAGGGGCAGGTATTACTTGCGATGTTATAAACGGAGCCGTTCCCGTAGGTAAACGAACTGAAATTTTTAAACGATTCCAAGAAACACCATACCCAAAGGTTCTCTTAATTCAACCGCAAGCTGCAGCACATGGAGTTACTTTGACTGCTGCTGATACCATAATATGGTATGCGCCTGTTACATCAATCGAAACTTATCTGCAAGCTAATGCTCGTATTGATAGGCAAGGTCAAAAAAATGCTATGACTGTCGTGCATATTAAGGGTTCTCCCGTAGAAGATAGACTCTATAACATGCTAAGAAACAAACTTAGCGTTCATGATAAACTGATAGACCTATATAAAAATGAAGTTGAGGAAAACACTTGACAAAGTAAATCGTTGTGGTATTATTACTTAACGGACATAAGATCTGTAAGAAAGGAAAACATGGATGATATAACAGTCGATCAAATTGTAGAAGTCTACATAAAGATTCGAGATGCTCGTGACAAAGCAAGAAAAGAAGCCGATAGAATTGAATCTGAGTTTGAGTCACAACTAGAAGTTCTTGAGCAACAAATGCTAGAAGTATGTAAAACCACAGGGGCTACAAGTCTTAAGACCCCACATGGCACAGTAATGCGCACAGTTAAGAGTCGCTATTGGACTAATGACTGGGAGAAGTTTTATCAATTTATGTTTGAGCACCATCTTCCCGATTTACTTGAGAAGCGCATACATCAAACAAACATTAAGCAGTTTTTAGAAGAAAACCCCGACTTGCTACCACTCGGGTTAAATGTGGATAGCGAACATTCGATTACAGTAAGGAGAAGCAAATGAGTGAAATCACTCTTTTTAATCAAGATTTACCCGACTACCTTAAAGATGTACAGTTAGATGATGTAACTCGTGCCCTCGTAGGTAATGGCGGTAGCAAACGTATTTCATTGCGTGGCGGTAAGTTCCGCATGGTTGTAAATGGGGAGGAGATTTTAACTAGCAATAGTGATTCTCTAAATGTAGTTATTGTTAACGCTGCTAAAGACGTATCTCGTACATTCTATGCCGGTGCTTACAACCCTAAGGCAGACGCCACACCTCCTGACTGCTGGTCTAATGATGGAGTAACACCCGATGCTTCAGTAGAAGAAGCGCAACACCACAACTGCGCCGAGTGCCCTCAGAACGTCAAGGGGTCTGGTGCTGGCGGTGGTCGTGCATGTCGTCACTTCCGTAGAATTGCAGTAGCATTGGCAGATGATGTCGGCGGCGATGTGTATCAGTTGCAGTTGGCTTCCAAGTCAATCTTCGGTAAAGGTGATTTAAACCACATGCCGTTTGAGCAATATGCTAAGTACGTTGGCTCACAAGGCTACAACTTAAATAGCTTGAACACAGAGATGCGTTTTGACCCTGATAGCGATACTGCTAAGTTGTTTTTTAAACCTTTGAAGTTCTTATCTAAAGACCAATGGGAAGTTGCCGTTAAGCAAGGCCAATCACCTGCAGCTAAAAAAGCTATTGAGTTTGTTATCTCCAAAAAAGATGACTTGCCAAAGTTAAAAGCCCCTGCATTTATTAAAGAAGAAGCTGCCCCTGCTGCTGATATTGAAGAACCTAAGAAGCGCCCTGAGAAGAAAGCTGCGGAACCTACTCAGAAAAAAGACTTAAAGGCAATCATGGGTGACTGGAGCAAAGAACCAACATGAGTCTAAGAGGCTATAGCTATCGTCTTGTAAAAGCAAACAAAACTGCCGACTCTAAACATATTGGAGTGAAGCTAGGTAAGTATTGTATTGCTAACGATATTACAGTTATAGAGATTGCAAAGATGTTTGAAGTATCCCGCATGACAATCTACAACTGGTTTATCGGATCAACTATGCCACATAAAACGGCGGTTGCACAGATCGAGAAACTTATAAAGTAGTTTACCCCGGGGCAGCTAGTTTGACGGAACGAAAAGGGGGATGCCGACCCCCCTGCTGCCCTTCCTTTCTTCGGATTTTGAGGTGATATGGCAACGACAGATTTATTAAATGCAGTGCTTCCCCAAGAAGGGTGGTATTGTATTGTCGGTTTAAAGCAAGAGGGGCGTCCGAGACAGACCTTTGTTGAGACTTTGGAAGAAGCCGATGAAGAAATAACAAATCTGTTATTAGAGAAGTACGATGTTTATTTTGCTTGCGCTAAATATGAGAACGACGAAGATGGTCGCACGCAGAAAAATAGCACCTACTTTAAATCTTTTTGGGTAGATATTGATTGTGGTATAGACAAAGATTTAAGTGGCAAAGGTTATCTAGACCAAGCCACCGGTTTGGCAGAGCTTAAAAAGTTTTGCGAGGCTGTAACCCTACCATCACCAACGGTAGTTAATTCGGGTCGTGGCATTCATGCCTATTGGAGACTAACAGAAACCATCAGTAGATCTGAATGGAAACCCGTCGCCGACCGCCTTAAAGCTTTGTGTGAAGAGCATAAGTTTAGGGCAGACCCATCACGCACCGCAGAGAGTGCATCAATCCTTAGAGTGCCTGAGACGTTTAACTTTAAGCAAGACCCACCCCTGCCCGTAGCTATTATGCAGATAGAGCCTGAGACTCCTTACGAGGATATCAAAATGGCTATTGGGGTTTTAATTGCACCCGACTACATACCAAAACAAACTAGCGCAATGGCTCAAGCCGCCATGAGTAATCGTCAGAGTAGGTTCAAAACTATTTTGATAAAGACTACTGAAGGCAAAGGTTGTCCACAACTTGAGAATATTGCTATTAATCAAGCAGATATAGAGGAGCCATTATGGAGAGCAGGACTATCTATTGCCGCCCATTGTGTGGACAGAGATGAAGCAATACACATCATTTCACAGAACCACCCATCGTACTCGGCTCAGGAAACTGAGAAGAAAGCCTTACAGACAAAAGGCCCTTATACGTGTTCGTCCTTTGAGAAGCTTCACCCACAAGGATGTAAAGAGTGCCCGCACAAGGGTAAGATATCGTCTCCGATATTGCTCGGTTCTGAAATTATCGCCAGTGAGCCGGATATTGCGGTCGTTTCAGAGGCGCCTTGTGGTACCAAACAAGAATACGTCATTCCAGAGTTTCCTTTCCCATATTTTAGAGGGAAGAATGGCGGCGTGTATAGGCAGCCAGTAGATGAGGATGATGAAGCTGCTTTAATTTATGAGCACGATTTGTATGTAGTTAAGCGCCTTAAAGACCCATCGAAGGGTGACGTAATTTGGCTTAGACTGCACTTGCCTCAAGACGGAGTACGAGAGTTTTCTATAGCTCAAACAGAAGCACAAGTAGTTGAGAAGCTACGGGAAAAATTAAGCTGGCATGGTGTTGCCGGTTCTAAAAAACAGATGGACTCTATTATGACGTACATCATTACATTTATAAAACACTTGCAGTTCAAAGGAAAGGTCGAAATGATGAGAACGCAATTTGGTTGGGCAGAAAATGATTCTAAGTTTATCTTGGGAGATAGAGAAATATCTGCTGGTAAAGTTAGTTATAGCCCACCATCCCACGCAACAGGCAGTCTAGCAAACTGGATGACGCCGACTGGGTCTATGGAAGATTGGTTAAAGATTGTTAATGTATATAACCAGCCTGAGTTTGAGCCACACGCATTTGGTTTCTTTACCGCATTTGGGGCACCCCTAATAAAACACCTTAATTTAAAAGGTGCAATTATTAACTTGGTAAATAACACATCAGGTACAGGCAAGTCTACAGTTCTTAAGATGTGCAACAGCGTCTATGGTCATCCCGAAGAATTAATGCTTCAATGGAAAGATACGCAGAACTCTATGATTCACCGCCTTGGTATTATGAATAACTTGCCGGTTACGATTGATGAGATTACTAAGCTATCAGGAGATAACTTTTCTGACTTAGCCTATAGTATTTCTCAAGGTCGTGGTAAGAACCGCATGATGCAGCATGATAATGCTGAGCGTGTTAATGCTACTAAGTGGGGGACTATGGCTCTATGTAGTTCCAATGCAAATTTCTATGATAAGTTAGCAGCACTTAAAGCTACACCAGACGGCGAGTTTATGCGTCTGCTTGAGTATCGAATTGAAGTTACAGAAGCTTTATCTAAAGAAGAAGCCGACACCGTATTTAATGGGTTGTATTCTAACTACGGACTTGCTGGTGAACCATACATCCAATACCTTGTAGATAACTTGGAAGATGCTATTGATACAGTAATCCAAGTCCAGCAAAAGCTAGACAAAGAAGTTAACTTCACAAGCCGTGAGCGGTTTTGGTCGGCGACGGTAGCTTGTAATATTGCTGGCGCATTAATGGCTAAAGACTTAGGTTTGCTCGGCGACTTTGATATTGGTAGAGTATATCGTTGGATAGTTAAAGAACTAGAGCACATGCGTTCAGATGTTAAAGCACCTTGTGCTACAAACCAAGCTAGTATTATTGGTGAGTTTATGAACCAGCACCGTGCATCTACATTAGTAATTAATGCTAAGGCCGACGCTAGATCAGGTATGGAGCAGTTGCCAATTGTTGAACCTAAGTTTAATGACTTGTTTGTACGGATTGAGCCTGACGATAAGCGCCTTTATATTAATGCTAAGCAACTACGTACTTATTGCACAAAGCAGCAAATAACTTTAAAGGAAATACTTAAAGGATTAGAAACCGATGGCATATATTTAGGGCAGGTCAAAAAGCGTCTATCCAAAGGCACAAAACTACAGTCTCCCCCGATTGATGCGTATGTATTTAGTCTTGAAGTTGATAACTTTTTAGATGCTGAAACCTACATAGAAGCAGCTAAGCACGCACCAGATGTTGATCCACAAACTGCATTTCAGAATTAATTGGGCTAAGTTTAAAGTCGGAACCAGCTTCTTTATCCCTTGTCTAGATACGGAAGCTGCAATTACCGAAGTTACCAGGGTGACAAAAAGGCTAAACTATACTGTAAAAACGCAGGTTTTAATAGACAAAGGGATACACGGCTTGCGTGTTTGGAGACTTAAGTAGTAAGATAGAGGCGTAGCTTACATTCATTGGCTACTCCTTTCTAGTAATACCTTAGCCCCGCCTAATCAGCGGGGCTTTTTTAATCCTTTGCGTAATCCATCATCCTAGTCATCCTACTCATAGCTTTCTTCTCAACTGCCATACCACCGGTCATATTGTTTAAGAAGCGTTGCTGGTAGTGTTTCTGTACGGAATTTATTAAAGCGTCGGCATCAATAGCATACTCTGGATTAGTTTTATTAAAGCGCATAATCTTAGTAATTACTCTACCCTGCATACTGCTATCATGGTTATCAAAAGCCATAAAGAAAGCATTTTCTAAATCTTGCTTGCGCCCTTTAATTTCCTCGTTAGCATTCTTCATCTCCATAGCAGCTTTTTGTTTTTGCGCAGTATCTTCTGGAGAGAAGCCAAGCATTTGTCCGACTGCTTCTTTTGCGCTAATATGCTGGTCTAATGTATCGCCTTTAAGCGTTAGAGCTTTGCCCTCTACTAAATAGCGGGTTCCTACAAATATATTTTTCAAGCCAGCAGGGAGCATTGCTTCCATAGCACGTTCATAATGCCCATCATTCAAACGCTTAAGTGCCTCGGCGTAACCTAACCCTGCACCCATAACTGGACCCATAAGGTTAGTCATAACGTTTTGTAAATACTGTACTTCATCTTGGCTCTTCTTAACATTAGGGAACCACATGTCGCTCATATTAATACTCATACGGTCTGCAAAGTTAGCGCCGGTAACTTGAGACAAAGCACCTCTAGATATAGTATCGCCGACTATACTTCCAAAAGTTCTACTGCACCAATTTTTAAACCAATTATCAAAATCATATGGCTCGTCATCGTCCCCAAATGCTGCATGGAATGCTGAAGCAATACCAGATAATACAAAGAATATTGGCAATCCAGACATACCAGCAGTTAAGAAAGTCATTCCCATCATGCCCCAAAAGGACTCAATAGCTTCTTTCTTTATAGCTTTAAGCTCAGCTTCTTTAGCAGCAACTAATTTATCAAAGTCTGGAGAGTTTTTAATGTGCTCTTTGTAAGCATCTAAGTCATGCTGCATACCACCACCGAGGCTTTGGTAAAAAGTTCTAGCCATAAGCACAGTCATTTGCTGCGGGTACATCTTAAATTGCAACAGCAAACTAGGTAGATTTCCACGGAAATAGCGTGGCTTGTTAATTGTGTTGTAGTTGAACATAGTCTTTTGAACTAGGTCTCGTGCATCTTGGCTGGCCTTTTCAAAAGCTGCTTGTGGGGTATACGGGTTCTTTGTATCGCTAATATATTTCTTATACGCCAACTCAAATGTGGTCATGTAAGTTGTTTCACGGTTAAACTTTTCCGCTGCGTGGAACGGCAAACTTGCATAATACATAAACTTTTGGAACCGACCGGTGTAGTCTTCTGATGGCTGGTCTCCAACGCTTGCGCTCTCATGGCTTAACGTAGTATCAATAGCTTGCAACAACACGCCTTTTTCATAGGCGTCGGCGTAAGTCATAGGGACTTTGGTTATAACACCGTCATCATCCATCTTCTCCATCATAACTTTGTTGCCATCTTTATCTAACAAAGGCATCTGGTCTAGTTTGGAACGTGCTAAAGATAAAAACTCATAGCGGCCTGTCTTTTGATTAACATAGCCAGTTCCTCCTAAAAGCTTAGTGTATTTAGCCAGCGTAGACATAACCGGCCCTGTGCCAAAACGAGCACGAGCAAATGGAACGTAAATGCTTGGAACCGCCATCATGTTTACGACTGCAGATGCAGGAGAGGTCAAGAAGTGCAAGAATCCAAACTGGGTTAAGGTTCGTGCCAAGTTGCTAACTTTAGGTGGTTCTAATACACCAGACTTAAGGTTTAGCTCTAACTCACGCACTAACGCACGGTTTAAAGAAGTTCTACGGCTATGCGGCATGTTTCTTAAACTTAGGCGAGCCGCTTCCACTGCTCTAAACAACTGTGGCATATGCTCAAACCTAGAACGTTGGTAAGCAATACGGTACCTAGATTCAGCAAAAGCACGGAGCATATCCTCACTTGCACCTTGAATATTATTACGATGCAAGAACATCTTACGAATACTCTGATTAGGCGTAATTTCTAAAACGTATTGGTCTAAGCTATCTTTTAAAGCATCACGTAAAGTATTTA